GCTTTTACTTGCCATCTAAAACCTCTAACAACACCAGATGTTGAATTAAAAAAATTATTTAATTTTAATTTATAGCCAATAAAATCAGAGCCAGCTTCATCAATATAACTTGCCAAAGTAGCAGTTACACCAGTTGCACTAGCTGATGTTTTTATATTAGTTGATTTTAATGATGCATCACCTTGAAAACTAAAATTTGTGTCAATAGTACTATTGGTTAATGTCCAGCCAGATGTGCCAAATTCAAATCCAGAATTACCTATAATATTAGTGCTGAAAAAACCAGCCATGTTTACAGTTTGTGTATATTCTTTTAATGGTCGTAAATATTCTTTTGTTAAGTTATTAAGAGATATTGCATTTATTGGAATATTACAATTTTCTGTATTTGGATCACAATTAGTTTTTGTCAAAACAGTAGATGGTCCAGCACAAACACTTAATATATTTGATGTGCTTGATGATTGATAAACTCCAGCTGAATTATAAATATTATATAATATACTTTCAGTTCCATTGTCTTGTAGTGATAAAGTTTCGGCGGCTCTAATCCCAGTTGGTATTGTGCCACTATTTGCTGTTGTTGCACTGCTAGTTTTAACTGATTGTTCGCTATAACTAGAGTTGTTTATTATATACCATCTACCATAACTTTGGAAAATTCTTGAGTTTGTAAATTTTAAAATTTGCTCTAAAACCTCTTTACAGTTTTTTGGATCAACACCATCTGAAAAAAAACTATCAGCTCCACATGATGCTTGATCAAATATATTATAACCAGAAGATGCACCATCTTTTTGTATATCATTTGAAACATATATATCAAAACCTAAATCTATATTTTCAAGAATTTCATGTATAAAAACCATAAAAACCCCAGCTAGCTGATTACCAACTGATGTTGTTAATGGCTGTGTAAAGCCACCCAAACTACCTAAAGCATCGTAACCTCTTAAAGTTATAGGAAAAGGAGTTGATGTAACTGCTTCTTGAAATTGATCTACTAATAACCAACCTTGCCAATATGTTTGATAATTATTACTAGAATCTTTATAAGATATTTTTATTTTATATTCTCTCTCATCTGCTATATAAAAATCATCATAATTTGTTGTATCTGTAACAAAAAGATTTATTTGACAAGTTGAACCAATTATAGGATCATAAAAATTATCATCTTGATCCCAGCTAATTTGCACTGGATCATCAGTTCCAATTAAATCATATACTGGTCCAGTATCACTATAACCATCTTTTAGAATTTCTATTTTTTTGCCATTGCCAAGTACATCTGAAAACTCTAATCTAAATTTTACCTCGTATGCCATTATTTAATTCTGTTTCTGTTTCTATCTGCTCTTTGTAATGCAACTACTAAATCTTGACCTTTAAGTGCAAATTGGCCGCTTACTTGGACATTAGATGAGCCACCTCTATCACCAATTAATGATTTTAATTTATCAAGTGGAGCAATAACCTCTGGATTGCTTCTTGCACCAGGATATTCACCCATTAATCCCATAGTTGGACCAGATACAATACCACCTTTTGCAAATCCAGTCATTTTACCAAATTGATCTTTAAAAGATGATGAAATTTTTAAAATTTTTCCTAACCCAGTTCCTCCTAATAATGTGCTTAATACTAATGCCGCCGCCGCTGCAGCAACTAATTTTTTAATTAATCCAAGTAACATTTTACCAAGTGATTTTATAAAACTTTCACCATTCATCATGCTTTCAAAAGCCGCTGTAAACATATTTGGTATTTCCTCTCCAACCATTTGTAATATATTGCTTAATTGCGTTGTCTTTTTTACAACTGGTTCCATTGATTCTAGTAAAACAGTTCCAACAATTTGTACACCCTCACCAACTCTAGCAAAACCCTCTTTAACACTAATAGCATTAACACTAATTGCTTTTAATCTTGTTGCAGTAGTTTCTAAAGCGGTATTAGTATTAGCAATAGGGGTTACAATTTTTACATTAGATTGATTTAATAAATCAAGTTCTTTTTTTGTTTTATTTGCTTCCTCTTTTTGTTTTTTTAATGCAGCATTTTGATCAATTAATTGTAGTGTAGCAAATTTTGAATATGAGCCACCAGATTTTAATATATTTTTAAATGTTTGCCACTTACTTATTAAAGGTGCCATTTTATTACCCATAGTAATTACATAACCAATTAAAATAGCAAATGCAGTTCCAATAGCAATAAAAGGATTCGCCATCATAACTATTGTTAATTTTGCAAAACCACCTTTAAGTATAATTAATGCACTAGACAAAGTGGCAAAACCAGATGCCATAATACCAATAACAGATGTTAAAGAGCCAACTGCTAATAATACTGGTCCAATAGCAGTGACAAATAAACCAAAACCAATAATTATATTTTGTGTTGTACCATCTAATTGTGTAAATTTTGTAAATAAAGTTTCAATACCGCCAGCTATTTTTTCAATGACTGGCAATAGAGAATTTAATAAAACAGTTCCAACAGATGCAAAAGATTCTTTTACACCATTTAAAGATTTTGTTAATCTAAATGATGCACTTTTAGCTGTATCTTCAAATGCTTTTTTAGTTGCACCTTGAGCTTTGTTTAATTCATCAAATATTTCTTTTGTTGTTTCAGCTGATTTACCAGTTAAATCCAAAACACCTTTTAATGCTCTAATATTTGGAAACACTTGAGCCGCCGCATCACTATTTTTATCAAACTCTGTTTTTAAAGTTTCTAAAACAGATAATAAACCCTCATCTTTTATTTGTTGTTTTAATCCAGCACTAGATAAACCCATTTCATTTAGAGCTTCCTCAGCTTGATTTGTAGGTTTTAATAACCCAGCTAAAATACTATTAAGCTGAGTTGCACCATTTGCTGCATTCGTTCCAGTTCTTGACATTGCAGCTAAAGTTGCACCAACCTCATCAAAGCTAACACCTAAATTAGATGCAATTGGTAAAACACCACCCATTGCACCAGCCAACTCCTCACTATTTAGTTTCCCCTCTCTAACTGCCGCTGTTAATACATCTGTTGCACCCTCAGCTGATAGGTTAGCAGAGCCATAAGCATTTAATGCTGATGTTGCTAAATCAGCAATTTGTGAAACATTACCTAACCCAGCCGCACTTGCTTTTGATGCTTGTTCTAGAACTGATATTGCATCAGCACCCTCTAAACCAGCAGATGCAATAAAAAACATGGCATCACTAGTTTCTTTTGATGACAAACCAGTTTCTTTTGCCATTCTTTTAGATGCATCAGAAAAATCTTTTAAATCTTGTTCACTAGCTCCAACTAATGCTTTTATTTTTGTAATATTTTTATCAAAGTCAGCACCCATTTTTATAGCGGCACCGCCAGCAATAGCTAGAGGTAAACTAATTGCTGATAAACTAGCACCCACCGACTTCATTTTTGAACCGAATTGTTTTAGTTTTCCAGATGCTTGTTTAAACCCAGTTAACTGTAAATCTAATCTTAACTTTGCCATGAAATATTTTTAAACAAAAATACAAAAAATCTAACCACTCTTTTTTTTAGCTTCTATTTTGTCTAATCTGTTTTTAAATTTTAAATATTGTTCTTTTGTTGATTTTGGTTTGCCCTTAGCCAAATATATATCTTGAGGTAATTTAAAAAGTTTATCTGGTGTAATCATTTGTCCTTTTTTACTACAATTTACATTATATAACATTGTAGCAATATATCTTGATTGCTCCCAAAGCATATTGTTTCGTATCATGTGTGATTCACCTAAAAGATGATTTTCTTTCCAAGTATTTTTCCAAAAAGAATCTGGATTTATGCCAACTTGACCAATATAAAAATCTAAAAGAGAATCCCAATCAAGCTGGCTACTTACTTTCCCTCTTTTGTCGGTTTTGTGGTTTTTTTAATATTTCTGGCAACACCCATATTCAAATCATTGCCTAATATTCTAGATTCCATCATTGAGGTAACAACATCATTAAGTTGATCAGTATTAAAATCTTCAAGCCACATTCCAACTTTAAATTCATTATAGTCAATCTCATTGCCTTGCTCTTGATCATGTGCTAATAAACCAGAATATATCAAACCTATAATTGCTTTTATTGATACACCTTGATTAAATACATCACCTATTTTATCAAGTGGCACATTTAAAAATTCAGTAAAGTTGCTCCAGAAATTCATTGAAAAATGCATAGTTCGCATTTTACCTCCTATTTTTAAGGTATAGTAACCTCGTTTCTTGTTTGCCATATATATATTTTTATAGGGGTATAGTTTCCTTAGTTTATACCCCTTTTGTTTTATATTTAAAAACTAATTTTAGTTAGCTTTTGAAATAGTACCAGTTGTTGTAATTGAACCGCTATAAGTTGCTGGTGATTCCATTTCAGCACTCATTTCAATAGAGCTGATAAAACCACTTCCAGAAAATATTGGATCAGTAGCATCAGCAGTTGCAAAACTCCAAGTTACTGATCTTCTATTAATCAAAACATCACTAATATCAGCTGCGTTAGCATCATCATCATAAGCAACTAACCCCTCAAAACTAAGCTCACCGCTAATTACACCAGCGATAACTTCTTGAAATCCACTTGAATCTTTAGTTGTTGCCTCAGGTAAATCATTTGAAAGTGATAATGTACAAGATGTTGAATGTCCAACAGCAGTTGCCGTAGAAATTGATGTGCCATCATGGATTTTTAGAATTAAATCTGTTCCGTTAAATACTCCACTTGTCATATTTATATTTTTTTTAAATTATTAATCTTTAACAAATATACAAATAAAAAATTTATACATCTTCCCAATTATCTGCTATATCTTCCCACTTAGCAAATACATTATCCCAAGTTAAACCTTGACTTGGATCTGTTATTGTAAACACTCCAGTCAAGCTAATTTCTAGGTTAAAACTAGTAGCATTTACAAACTCAGCAGTTTCATCAACTGATTGTACAAACCCCTCACCTCTTAGTAAAAATTTATTGTTTGCAATGTCTTTAAAATAAAATACTGCCTTTTCCTTAGTTATAACCATTTCAGATAATTGGCTAAAACTTAATGAATCAGAATAATCAGTTAAACAATCACAGCTAATAGTGCCACTTTTAACCCCAGCAATAACTTCTTGAAAACCATTGCTTTCCTTATTAGTTGCATCTGGTAAGTCAACATTTACATTAAAACTTGTGCTTTTAGAATGCCCAATAACTGTTGTATCTTTTAACAACAAAAAGCTAGTGGCATTTATAACTGGCATTTTATTCTTGTTCTGGGATAATTTCGTATTCGCCAGATTCTAAATTAACAGAGATTTTTCCGTATTTTTCCTCTAGTTCTTTTTTAAGATCGTTTTGCTCATCTTCTATTTTTTTTAATTCACCTAATAAAGATTCCTTTGACTTTTCTAAGTTAATTTTTTGAATAGATATTGCACCCATATTAGATACAACTTGATTAATTTTTCCTTGATTTTCTTGTAAAGATTTTAACTCTTTTTCCTCTAGTTTGCTCATTTTTATTTATTTAATTATTAATTTTTATACTGGATCATTCCAATTTGGATATAAAACTTCATCTATTGGGTTTTTCTTCTGATACAATAGCACATCAACTTGTTCTTTTAACTGTTCTATATTAACTGATGATTCCAACCAACCAACTACAATATCTTTTGTTAAATCTTCGTAGGGTATAAAAGGATTTTCTGGATTGTATTCAATATGTTGAACACCAACTTGTCTGGCTGTTGTAGGATTTTCCTCACCATCTGAAACTATATATACAAATATTATCTCATATATAACATTTTGATTATCACCCTCTTGTATTTTAGCATTAAACTGTGAAATTTCCCAACTATAAATATTTGCCATAATATTAATTTTTTACAAATTTAATCATTTATTTTAACAATTACCAACAGCCAATATTGATCCATTATTACCTACTTGCATCCATTTACCGCTAGCAGTTGGAAAATTACCAGTTTCATAAATAGCATAATAACCAGCAGTAGCAACTTGTGAGCCACTAATAGTTGTGTATGCAGTATATTGACCGCCACCAGCATCAGGTACTAGATTTTCTGTATCAGTATGAAAATATGGTGATGGTGATGGTATTGCCGCCGCACAAGCACTAGAACTATTTTGTGTGCTGTAAACATAATTAAATGCCGTTCTAGTTACAGTTTGATTATACTTACTAAACTCAGCAAAACTCAATGGATTTTCACCATCTGGTCGGTTTTCTACTGGATTTAATGTATTAACTGCTAAAAATGAATTCCCAGAGCCACTAGAATCACCACCTGACATTCTTTGTAAATCACTCATATAAATTGGATTTGTTACACTATAACTAGAATCGTAACCAGCACCCAACCTCTCTCTGGCAGTTTTACGCATTGTAATTTCATCTTGTGATATATCAGGACAAGCCATAATTTATTTTTTTAGTTCTTTTATTTCTTGTTTTAAATTGTCAACCTCTGCTTTTAATTCTTTTATAGCTTCTATAAATACACCAGCCATATTACCATAAGCAACAGAATATAAACCTTGATCATCTTGACTAACAACTTCTGGCAATACTTCTAAAATTTCCTGAGCAATTACACCAACTTTGGTTGATTTATCATTAATGTCTTTTCTGGTGTATGTTACACCTCTTAATTTAGTTATTTTATCTAAAGCATTGCCAATGGTAATAATATTTTCTTTTACTCTCCTATCGGAAAATGCAATTACATCACTAGTAGCTCTAATATCTCCAGTTACATCAAAAGCATAAGAAATACCACTTGTTTTTTTAATACCAACATTCCCAGCACTTGTAATATAAATTGCAGTATTACCCATGTTCTCAATTTTCATGGGATTACCACTACCAGAACTAAATCCTATTCTACCCCACTGTGAGCCATTACTTTGTGAATCAATAAACTTTAAATATGCCCAACCCTCATTAGTATTAAATATATTTATTGCATTATCACCAGGAGTTTCAACG